TCAAATGATCGTGTGCGAATAATGTCTTTATTAAACTTCTTGCCAAAAGCAGAAGATAAATTGCTCATATATTACTCCTTACTTGTTTTGTTTTGCTTTGTATTTTTGTAACGCTACCTGTAATGATCCTGCTAAATCATTTACTACTACATTTTTAGAACTCTCTAATGCAGGTCGCAAAAAAGGTTTTGCCCCCATCTTAGCAGTTCCAAATTCATTAGCTATTGCTCTTGCATCACTAGCAATCCCTGTTTCTTTTTTTCCAGTTTTAACATTTAAAAAAGAACGCTTTGCTAATTTGTTTCCTGATGCCGTTGTTACTGCACTTATTACTACATCATTTGGATTGACATAAATAGATTTTCTGTCTTTACGATTAGGCTTTCTTGCCTCTACTTGTAATGATGCTCTTAATGCTCCTGTATCTACTGGGGCTAATGCCTGTGCTTTTCTTAATACAGGTTGCATAGATTTTCTTACTGCATTAGTTAATATTTTCTTTTGATCTTGTTCATTAAAATCAGTCTGCATCTCTTTAAAAACATTAGATAATTCAGCAAACCCTGTGTAATGAACTTTAACGGCACTCATACTAACCTTTAATTAGTTTAGTAAATATAGTGTTATTTAATTTGTTTACATACTCAACAATTTCTTCAGGCGATAGCTTGTCTGCATGAACTTCAGCTATGCGATAGGCAAGATTAATACCTGCTATTTTTTGTTGGCGAAAACCAAACCAATCCTTTGCTCCTGAATTGGCTTGGCTTAATAGATAGTTTAATAAGTCTTGTGAATTGTTTTGTATTGTCATGTCATATATTACGAATTAGACCATCCGTATTCGTTGCTTCCTACTGGATGGATTGTAAAGATAAATTTACCTTCTGCATCAGGAGCCATGTCCCATTGCATACCACCAATACGAGCATTAAACGCATATGCTACTGTATTTGAGCCATCATAGACTGCAACAACATAAGTGCGAATGATAGTGCCACTATAACCATCTTCACGAATAAGCAACTGTGCAGTATCAGCAGGATTCCAAGGTGCAGTTACAGTAAGGCTAGTAACTTGATTTTGAGTTGTGATCTTAGCACCAGTTCTTTGACCTGCGATTGAATAAGCGGCAAAAGCGTCATCAGCACCAAAAGATGGGACTGCCTCTACAGGAACTTGAATACCGCCACCACCTAGACCACCTGCAGAAACACCAACAATAGCATCAACATCGCCCCAAGTTTCAAGTTGGGTTGGGGTTAAAGGTGTTGGTGTTGCACCTGTTTGACACCATAAGGTCGCTACATAACCGGGAAGAACTTTATTAATTAGAGCCATTTTAAACCTCGTTTAAAGTAAGTTAATAAATCTTATCTTATGCAGGAACATACAGAGTGCAATCCATAAATACTTGATGCAATCCTAATTCATTATCATAACTATTGTATAACCAATAGGCATCTACTTTTGATACCCAAAATCCAGAAGTGCTTGGGTTTCCAAACATTCCTGAATAACCATGAAGTGATTGTAATATATCGTTACTTAGATTAAAAGCATCTGCCATATCTTGTGCAAATACAGATACTTGAAATATAGGAGTATCTATTCCTTTGTTGCTTTGTGTTTGACCTGTATAGACAGGCTGATGCACATCTCTTAATTGCCATGTAAGAAACTTGTTTTGATTAGCGTAGTTTCTATTAAACAAAGCATAGACAGGCACAGGAGTAACAATACTATTTAATTGGTATTGAATACATTGTGCGTAATCTACAGGGTTTAATTGAACGGTCATACAGGAGTATTAGGTTGATTGTAGTAACACAAGAAAGTAACACTCATGCGATCATTTGCTTCACGGCAATCTGTTATTCGCCAATCTTGACCTCGCCATGTAATACTAAATAATTCTTGATCATCTACTATTTGCTTTACCCAAGGGGTATAGTTAAGCTTTAGATTTACTAAGTCTTGATACACCCTATAGCGTTCTGAAATTCTTAAACTATTAGTTACATCTGAAACTACTGCTCGTGTTTTAAACCATTCTGTAATAGTAGTTGTATATTGACCTAAATCGTCAATGCCGTTAGTAACATTATTAACTATGATATTTTCATAACGAGCAATAGACATTTACATCACCAATGGCTTGTATAGTCTTAAAAGTTGCTCAACACCAAATGGTATATTGTGTCTAATACCATCAGTCGTATTGCTACGATTGTTATATAAATGTGTTAGCAATAATAGTCCTGCTTGTTTAATTACAGGATAAGCAGATATAGGGTTAGCCCTAGTCTGCCATACTATTACAATAGGGTTTGCAATAGTAGTGCTTACATCATTTGGTAAAGTATTAACTATTACACGATTAGCAGTAGGATCATAATAATACTCACTAGAACTAATGGTTGTTAATACAGGCGGAGTATCGCCATTGTAATAAGACACGCAATTAATTACATTACCGCATTGACCTTTATAGCCTTGTGATACTTCAGGCAAATCAAAAGCAGTTTGCATACCCATAGAGTTAGTAACGGCTCCATAGTAAGCCTTGTATGTAATAGGAAATATAGACATACCAAGGTAATCCTCAATAGCCATACGAGTAGCCAACTCAAGTCCTGACAAATATGTGTCCTGACTTTCGTCTTGAAACAAATTTAACTGTTGAGTAATTTCTTCAAGAGTAAGCCAAGATGTTGTTATATCTCGGCTTATCTGCTCTACTTTTTCATAGCTAAAAGGGTTTCTAGGTTGCGAATAATACGACAAACTAGTTATATCACTAGCCATAATTTACCTTTTATGGTGCTGTATAAGTTAAGCGAACACCTGCAAACACATCACGAATTGTAGATACCATACGCTTTTCTGCCCATAGAGTTACAAATCCTGCTTGTGTTTGGTCAAATCGTTTAATAGTCATTTCTTCGTTATCAGCAATAGTCAAGAACCTAGACCAATCAGCAAGATAAACTGGGAATTTGCCATTGCCCACTTGATCCATATAAGGATTAACAATTACTTCATGTCCAAAAATGTAACCTACTGCAGAACCATTAACATTTCCGACTTCAAGAAATACAGGCATACCACCGGTTGCAGTTAATTCTCTTAATGACTCAATGGTAGATGGATGCATCATCCATGCAGTAGTATCAAAATTCCAATATTGTGCAGGTAAAGCAGAGGCCAAAGCAGTAATGTCGTTATAAGCAATACTGGCTCCTGCTTGTGCTACTGTCTTAACAGTATGAAGACCATTAGTTAAGCCTGAGCCATTAGTTCCAAATGCGGCACTTGCACCGCTAGGATAATAATTAAGACCACGAAGACCTGAAGTTCCACCAGTAGTTGTAGTAGTTGATCCAGTTTGATCATTATTTAGCATCATAGAATTAGCTTCTACTTGCAAAAATTCAAGAATTAAATCATCTACAATAGCCTGTTCTAGGTTATCAATATCTTCCATTACTGCAGTTCTTACTGGGATACTTGCACTAATTACTTTAGTAGAAATTTGCCAAAATGCAGAAGAAATATCACCTGCATTATAAGAAGGAGTGTAACCCCAAGGATTACTAGAGTCTGTTGCATTTCCTTTTTTAACTACAAATGCTTCATCTGAGCCTGTAGTTGTAATTTGTCTAGCATACTTGCGTAATGGATTGCCCATACGCAAACTTGCAAAAGCATCATCATAAATAACACGACCACCAACACCCAAACCTGATCCAGTAATTGCTGATGCTTCTTTTAAATTAATGGTAGATTTGCCTGTCAATAGGGCTTCTTTAATACCATCTAATAATGTGTAGTTTTCCATCTTTGCTAATTCCTTTTCTGCCCAAGATTTACCTGCATCACCGCCCCATAAAGCCCAAGCGATTCGACCTGCACTTGGGTATCCATCTTCACCTTGACTAAATCCTTGTCCTTTTTTATCTACCTCATGTCTTGCAAAATAGCTGACCATTCTGCCAATGGTATCTCGACTTAAATCTGCACCATTAATAATATCTCTTGCTCTAGCAACACCTACTTCTGTGCCACCACGCTTAAATTCTTTTCGCCAATCCAAGCCTCTTTGTGCTTCTTCTTTCATAGCTTGTGTAGGTTTTGGCATATTTATTCCTTGTTAAAAAGGTAGGGGCTTTCGCCCCTAACCTTTATACAGTTGCAGTTGCAGTTGAGCGATAACGAACAATCGCAAATGGATCTACAACAGAAGTTGCTAGACGCTTCTCACCATAGAAAGTGATGAATCCGGGCAAGGTCTGATCGTAACGACGAAGAACCATGTTCAAACGATCTACGATTGCATGACCTTTTTGGAAATCACCAAAATACATTGGATATAAAGAATCAGTTCCTGCGGCACTTGCTACAGATGGAACATCAAGATAGTTGTTAGCTACTACATCAAAGCCTAACAGACGACCTACAATACCATCTTCACGAGCCAAGCCATCAACATAAATTGGACGACCTTGGTCATCTACTAATCCACGAATAGCTGAAAGCATTACAGGATTAATAATGAACTTAGCAGTTGGAGTCCAATATTGTTGTGGTAGTGCATAAATGAAATTAACCACATCAGCGTAGGTAACATTGTTGGTAATGTTATCGCCATTGGTGGTTAATTGGTCATAAGTTGCAAGGCTATGCAAACCGCTTGATGATCCAGTTCCGCTTGAGCCATAAGCCGCAACAGAAGTTGTGCCACCAGTATAAGATCCGTTTGCACCGCCATATTGATCTAAACCACGCAGACCGTTGCTTCCACCATAAGGCAAGTTGGTTGCACCTTGATCATTATTTTGAATCATAGATAAACCTTCTTGTTGGCTAAATTCAGCCATCATGTCAGAAACTACATTGCCCTCTAAACCATCAATGTCATCAAGAGCCGCAGTTCTGATTGGGAACTGAGTGTTCAAATCTTGCAAGGTAAGTTGCCAAATAACAGTAGATTCAGTCGTTGGGTTTGCACCTGACGAAGTATTATTGTTAATTGCATAACCCCACATAGCACCTGCGTTACCAGTCTTAGCACGAAACTGATAGGTAGAACCATCAGTAGCAGTAGAACGAGAAACACCACGCATTGGGTTCATTAAACGCAAAGAAACAAATACAGGGTCATAGGCAGTTCTACCACCAACACCCGCACCTGAACCAGTCAAAGCAGATGCTTCCTGCATATATGCATCATATTGACCTTCATCAGCAAACATCTTAAGTTCTTTCTCAACACGCTTGTCGTTTTTTACAAACTCACGAAGTTGCTCTTTTACAGAACGATTAACTTCTTGACTAATAGTTTTGTAAGTCTTGATAGTTGGGGTTGCACCCAGTTCGCTTACCTTTGCTTCAAGGTTAGCTACTTTTTCAGCAAATTCAGCTTTAGCAGTTTCAATGCTTTGGCTTACTTCTGCCTTAACTTCTTCAATCTTAGCTACTTGAGTAGCTTCGATTGTGTCTAATTTTTCAATAACTTCTTTCATTTAAAGCTCCTTATTTGATGCGTTTAGATAATGCTTTCAACAATTCTCTTTCTTGTAATGCTTTAAGAATTGCATCAGCTTCATTGACCACCGCTTCAGGCTCACTCTGAATAGGGGCTACCTCAGTAATAGTCTTATCAGCATCACGCTGTTCTAGGATTTTCTTGAGGACTGAAGATGCGGTGGTCGCATCTTTTCGGGAAAGACCTGCATCACGCAAGACTTTTTCGATTAATCGTGGATTGGCGTGTCCTTCTGCATCAAAATATTCTAGCTTTTGAATATTAGCTTCAGGATTATTAGGATACATAACTACAGATATTTCACGCAAACCACCTTTAGTAATTTGAAAATAACCTTCTTCATCGTCATCATCATCCATAGGTTCGCCATCTGCATTAACCATGATAGCTTCATCTGCATAAGCCCCTACAGATACACCGCCAAACATACGAGGTGATTCTTTTAAAATTGAATAAACATCTGATCCACTTACAGTATTTAGATAAAGACGACCTTTTGCGGTCATACCATCTTCATCAAACATAACTTCGTTCCATTCGCCAATAGGCATACCCATATCATTATGGTTTAGGAACATGGGCATAGGCTTACCCATTTTAGAAAATTCGTCTGCCCAATCGTAGAAACCTTCAGGTTGGTAGTTAAACTTTCTACCATCAGCACCCTCTCTAGCACCCCAAGTCGTTGCTCGGGCTTCAATCATTCCGCTAGGATTTTTTGCTTCGTCTGCTGACTGACCGAGTTTTACTTCCGCTTCGCAAACTAGAATTAGATTTTTCATTTATAGCCCCATTAGAAATAGCTTGATTATTATCTTGTATTTTAGGGGATTCTATAGCATTTTTAGGCAGTTTAACACTAGAAGTATTAATTTGGGAAGTCCACTTTTTAATTAAATCATGTAAAAACATTATGTCGTTCCTATGTTCATTCGTCTAGTTTGATTGCCACCACCGCCACCAGTATCTTGAGGTGATGTTCCGCTAATCTTATCTTGTGGCTTTGTGTTGCTTTGCAAAGTATCTGCACCTGCAACTTTAGGTATATTTAGATACTCTCGTGCTTCATTAGGGGTCATAATTCCCGCCCCTACTCCTGCAGTTACAAAATTCATTTGATCTAGGGGAGCTCCTTTTAAGAATTCCTTAGTATCAAATCTAATACATAAATTAGGATAGCCTTTAAATAAAGCCTGATTTAGCTTCTGCTCTACATTAATGACTGTTGGATACATAGTCGTTTTATAGAATTCATCAAGCATTGTCTGAGTATTATTGTATTTACCCTCAGAAATACCGATCATAGCAGGAGGCACACCGAACAACCCGCATATACGCTTCATGGTTTGTAGCTTTAAATTAGCACAATCAGCATCTTGCAAGGTCAGCATTTCTACAGTTTCAAATGTCATACCTTGATCTAATAACATTCCCTGACCTGGCTTACTTAAATCACTATTACGAGAATTAGTCATATTTGACCAAGCTTCTTTTAGACGACCTGCAATTTCCTTATATTTAGCATCAGGGATAACTTGCTCGGTTCTAAACAAACCGCTTGGTTTAGCACCATTCTGCATGACATAGTTAGCATACAAATCAATGTCTTGATCTAATGCAACGAGTTCCGTTGCCAATATGCCCTTGTTCCATCCCGCACTACCTTGCCATGCTGATTCTGTGATGTGCATGACCTGATGGGCTGAGAGAGGCTCATCTTTATTAAATCCATAAGTAGGAGTAGTAAGACGATAGGAAGGATAACGAGCAGGAGTAAGCTGAACAGTAATAAGAGTGGCATCAAGGTTATACATCTCAATAGGGGTTTGCGTAGGATCATCTTGCTTTACTCTCCAAAATAAAGTGAAACATTCACCTGCTAAGTCCTGCCACATTTGCCATTGATACCAAAACTCATAGCTAGACTGGAAGTTATTAGGTTGATATAACAAATTTAATACTTGTTTAGCTTTGGCTTTATCTCTTGCATTTATATCTTTTGCTTCTAGTGCATTTACAAAAGTGCCATCATCAGCTTTATACATAACCTCTTTAGGTAATTGGGCTAATGCTCTAGCCTTTGCATTTACGCATGATATTACTGTGCTATTCCTAGACAATACAGTCATATCAACAGGTCTACCTGCTGACGTTGTGCTACCAGTTGTTACATATAGAAGTTGTTGGGATACTGTTTGCCGACCTTGTGGACCTTGATATAAGACATTGTTACCAAGTTGAGTCTGACCAAATAGGGTATTTGACTCTTTTTGTAGAGATTTTTTGCCTCTAAAAATATCTAAAATACCCATAAATACTCCTTAGTTATTACAAATTTTATACTAAAAACTTCTAAATCCAAAGCTTGATGATACAAAAGGATTATCCAAAGAGCAATGCAAAGCAATAATTAAAGCAATAATACCATCTACTTTTGCTGATTTGTCAGCTTCATTCTTGCGAACTTTAATGTTTCCGTTTACATCCTCATACACTTCACAGTTTCCTAGTTGCCAACCTACAAACGGATTGCCATCATGCTTAATACTTTTCTGAAGTATTAGCCTTTCTGCATATTTACTAGGATTGTTTAATACAGACATACCCTGTCCGACTTTCTTTACTGGCATACCTGCTTCATGCAAACGACTTACTAATAATGATGCATTGTAGGCATCATAGCCTACCTCTTTTAAATTAGGATACTTCTTGTATTGTCCTAATATATAGTCTGCTACCTCGTTATAGTCCATTACATTACCCTCTGTAATCTTTAGAATTTTGCTATTTACTGCACTTCTAAAAATATCTGAGTAATGTTTAGGTATTAGGGATAACCCTTCTTCAGGTAAAAAGAATTTAAACTCTGCCTCATAGTCATCTTCGCCAAAGCGTTTAAGGGTAACTACTGCATTTAGGTCTCGAGTAGATGCTAAGTCAAACCCTATAAATACGGCTTCAGGTTCACGCTGATTTGTAATAATAGTAGATGGATCATCCCAATGGGAACGGTCTATCCATGCACTATTAGCACTAACAAATATATTTAATGTTTTACATAAGAACTCATTAAGACTGGCAGGTTTATGTTTTGCCATTTCTGCCCTTTCCGCAATAGCGGATTCAAAGACAGATATACCATGCATTGGGTTAGCCTTAGCCCATGTTGTAGGGTCTCGCCAGTCATCTTGAGGGTCTAGCCCATATAACAGTCCAAACCATCTAGGATTGTCTGTAGCCTCGCCATGTAGCATGGCTTGATATAACGACATATCTTCATGAAACTTGGTTTCTTTAGTAAAACTAGCAGTTGTAATATATATACGCAAGGGGTTCTGTCGTGCCACCATACCCGAATGTAATACTTCTATACTATTACGATCTAGGATTTGTGATGCCTCATCGACTATTACGCATGATGGATTTTTACCATCACCAGTCTTTTTAGTATCACGGCTTAATGCCTTAAACATAGACTGGCTATCGCCTACCTTTTTTATCTCATACTTATTTAATACATATAAGTTTGCTAATTCTGTAGGCATATTTTCAACAAATCCCCTAGATGCATCAAAAACAATCGTTGCCTGTTCTCTGTTTGTAGCTAGGGTAAATACCTCAGGTCCTGCCTCACCAAATAATAGTTCATACAAAGCTATAACTGCAGTTAGTGTGGACTTACCTGCTTTACGAGGAATGAATAGTATTACATCAGTTACCATTCTTTTCTCTAGGTCTTTTTTGCCCCTAAACCCATAGACTGCACAAAGGAAGAATATTTGAAATGGCTCTAATACTAAGTCTTGCCCTGCCTGTGGACCCTTAGTATGTTTAAGAGTAGATGCAAAATTAAGAATGTGTTGCGGTGGTCTAGGGTCAAATACCCATTCCCATTCTTTATTCTCTAATTGGTTTATAAAACGCTGACACGCAAGTCTTACATCTTGGCATACATTAATGTTGCCTTTAACTACTTCGTGTGCATAGTGGACTCCATCTTCCCAATTCATAGTTAATGGGCAAACGGTCCTTTAAGAAATTTAGCTACTGGTGATTCTGCATCTGTCTTATTTGCATTAAGCCTACTTCTAGCGGTAAGCCCTAGTTCATTCATAATCATAAATATATCTCGTAAGCATTTCTGCAAAATACTTACATAGGGGTTAGGCATAGCAGTCTTGCCACCATTAGTAACTAATACCATTGACGATTCTTTAATTTTTTTCTTGCAAGTAACATACATATCAATCGTGTCTGCCAGTAGTGCAAGGGAATGCTTATCT